GATGATGGTCAACTCGATTTATTTCGAGATCTAAAATCTTAACGGGACAGTAGTGAAACATAATTTAAAATTATACATAAGTTAACGTGTTTCTTCATCAGGTGTCTTCCTGAGAAGCATACTTTATTATAACAATTCAAACCAAAAATAAACTTACTCAAAAAAGAACTTTTTTTTATGAAAATAGCTATTTATTATTTTCATAAATTTCTGTATTATGCTGTACCAGGAACTTTCGAGTGTTTTTAATGAAGATATTCAGACGGTTACGGGCTGATTGCGGCAAATGGCTATGTGGTGAGTAAGAAGGATATAAAATGTAATTTTTTTCTCCGGTGAGAGTGGGGCGGCCGGTCCATATATGGGGCACAAAACGAAGCGTATAGAGTGGGGTAGGGCTTGGTTTGGTTGAAACCTTTTGATGTTCAAAGAGTTGCGCGTACTCGGCTAAAATGGCGGCGCAAAACGAAATGTTTACATGGGTTTAATTGGGGTTTACGTGGAGAGACTTTTGAGGCTTGTTTTATTGGCAGGTCTGTTTGTTTCGGCTTACATGAGGTTTACATGGGGCTGAGGTAGGGTAGAGTAGGGGAGTGGTGGCGGTTCGTGCCGCTTTTTTGCGCCTTGTTTTTGAGAATTAGAATTTCAAATATATTCTATATAATGATTATTTAGTATATTTGCAGTCATAAATAATGAAATATGGCAAAGGTTATACATGTACATCTGATGCACGGAATCGACGGAACAAAGCGGAAAGACTGGTATTTCAGCAGCATTTCAGCTGTTTATACGGTTCTGACGGCTGAACAGGTAGGTGCAACGAAGAATTACCTGCTACACGCAGGACTTTCTGGCAACGGTACGGTATGCACGAAACGGGCTATAATAAAGCAATCTACGCTTATTTCGGGTGGTTCCGGTGGCAAGTCTAAGGAGTGAGTCTTGATGGGGTTAGAACGCGATTAGAATGGCTTTCGGGCGACGTTTTTATGGGAGGTGATTATGCCTCCCTTTTTTGTGGTCAAAATGGGCGATTTTCGGGTTGGGGTGACAAAAGGAGTGACAGTTTGGGGTGACAGTTTTTGAAGTTTGGGGTGACAAAAGCAGGTTTTTACACTACAAAAGTAGGGTAGGCGTAACACCTGTTTTTTAGAAATGGACTGCTGAAAACGGGGTTTTACTATCCCCCCTAATACCACCCTGTTTTTGAGAAAAGCCATTGTTGATGCCCGTAGATGGGGCGATACAGTGGCTTATTCTGTATTTGGGGAGGGGAACACCCCGGAGGGAGAGTGTAAAGGGGGATACGTTTCGTATAGCATGTGCGGTCAGTGAGGTAGATGTATCACGAAACCTCCTACCCGACATCTGCAGTACCAGAAATGGGAGCATCCAACGCATCTTTTTCCAATCGGTGTTGCATCTGCCTTATTTGTTCGTTGAGACGGCCAATCTCGGCTGCTTGTTCTGTGATGCGGTTAAGTAGTTCCGTGATAAGGTCAGGAGTAACCCCTTGTGTCACCAAACGCTCATCTGTAATAATAGGTTGTTGAGGAGGTAGAGTTTCTTTATTAGCAAGCATCTCCCCCCTACCCGACATTAGCCACTCTGCAGATATATTCGCATTTGCGCACACTTTCTCAAGGACATCGAAAGACGGTTTGCCCTGTCGTGTCCCAACCACATTCTCAATGACGGTTGGTGTAACACCAATAGCTATTGAGAAGGCTCTTTTATTGCCATTATATAATTCTCTTATAATGGTCATAAATCGTTCGTTTATACTCATTACAAATAAAATTTTGCGCAAAAGCGAATAATTTAGCCTTGAAAATTTTGTTTGTTCGCAAATGCGTATTACCTTTGCAGCGTGTTCCAAATGGAACGAGCGGCCAAAGATACAAAAATGGTGCGAGAATAACGAATTTTAAGACTTAAAGAAAATGAACGACGAAATCAAAGTGTGGAAAACCCAGAACGTGAAGCACAAGGTCGCCATGTTGCTGATTATGGACGGAGTAAGTTTCAGGTACACGGAAGATGAGGGTATCGTGTTCACCGCGCCTGAATCATATATCCACCGCTTTACCGAGCGGCTGGTCACCTGCTACAGGTGCAGCGTGAAACCGACATTCGAAGAGTATTAATCAATCAATAAGTGAGACAATGACACAGAAAGAATTTGAAGAGCGTACACGGCGGCTAATTACAGCCGAGGACTACCGGTTGGTAGAGAACCTCTATATGGCTGCCGGAGACATGAACAAGGACGAGTTCTGCAAGGAGATGCGGGATATGTGTGCTTACGATGGAGCCAATGACCATATAGAATTGCGCCAGTGCCTGAAGGAAATCGGACGGCATGTCGGTGCGAAGGATGCCGAACTCAGCTTCTTGAAGAAGAGGATAACGAGTGGAAAGATGGAACTTGCCGAGTTCCTTGTCGGCAAAGCCTGCGCCTACGAGGATTCTGATTTCTATGGAGAGGCGGTGAAACTCATAGGGCAGCGGGAGGTGACGTTGATGAAGCTGCGTATGGACTTGCCGCTTTGGGAGGAGGACAAGAAATACCTCATGTCAATACTTGAGGAAGCCAAATAACGGTCGGGGCGGCACGGACTGCGTGGCTGCGGCCATCCGGGTTCGACTCCCGGTGTCCCACGAGGATTTAAATTTAAGAAGTATGAGAGAAACAGTTAGTACACCTCTTGAAGTGGCCAGTCGTCTGGTAGAGGATAGAGTTCGACATTATAATGATGGTTCAATGCCGCAAGGTCGCACAGTATGTGGAGCCACAGAAGTTGTCTATGTTCGGAGAGACCTTTTAAGTCGATTACGAGAGCATCCCCGCTTGGCAAGCTTTGCGGTACCGGCTTGCGAATTTGAGCAACTCGGCAAAACACGAATAGGTCTCGCTTATATTTCTCGATATAGCTGGATTCGGTGCAATCTGGAATCAATATTCTTATAACGTACTTCATGAGTGTTCAATTTTGAAAGTGCTACAAAAGTAACGAATTAAGTAATTAAAAACGAAAAGAATATGAAAAAGTACATCCACATCAAGAAGGAAGACCGGGAATTCATCATGAAGGCTCTCGGTGTGACTCAGCGCAGCGTATTCAGTGCCATTCATTTTGAAGAGCGTCGCGGCAACACCGAGCTTGCCCGTAAAATCCGCAAGCTGGCTATGGATCGTGGCGGTATCGTCATGGTGGAACTTCCGGAGATTGAGACGCTGCATGATGCTGACGGTTATATGCGCCAGTACCTGCCCAACGACACACTGCTGGAGTTCTCACGTGAGGATGGCGGCTGTGATGTTTTCCATAAAGGCAGGAAAGTACGCCATTATGACAATGTGGTAATAAAGGACATCCCCGGCATCCAAAACTGGGCGGCTGCGTTGAGATAAGGAGGTCGGAATGGAGTATCGCGGCAACATACGGTGCATATCGGTGCGTGAGCTTGAAGCGAATGGCATTATGACGGGGGATACTTGCCGTCAGCTTGCCTGTCGCAACAAACTGAAGATGGCCGGTCGTGGTGGAGGCAAAGGGAATATTGCCTGGGTTGTTGTCGATAGTTTGCCGACCGAATATCTGACCCAAGTAGAAGAGAAGTTCCCCGGCGGCCCGGCTATGGATTTGCGCCACTGGATATTGTCGAACTATGAACTTGACCAAGCAGCCGTGACCTATTTCATGGATTGGGCGGCAAGGCAGCACAGCGACAAGGCCACGGGTGAACTTGCGAGGAAATACGCCGTGAACGCCTCGGTGCTGAACTGTTGCATCCGGCTGTATGAGAACGCCCGCGTGCGCAAGCGTCTGATGGGCGAAGGTGCCTATAAATGGGACATGATGGCAGCAACTATCGAGACGCTACGCGAGGAATACGGACACGACCTTCCGGCCAGCACGCTGCGCTTCCGCAAGAAGGTGAACGAGTACAAGCAGTACGGATATGAGTGCCTGATAAGCGGCAAGTTTGGCAACCAGTGCGCCCGGAAAGTGGACTATAAGACCGAGCGGCTGATATTGAGCCTTGCCATACAGGAGAACAAACCCTATAACAGCAACGTGCATGAGATGTATATCGCCTTTGTCTGCGGTGAGCGTGACGTGTGGGACCCGGAAACCGGCGAGGTGTTCAACCCCGATGACTTCACCGACAAGAGCGGCGACCCGAAGGAACTGAGCGAAAGCACCATCAACAACGTGCTGAACAAGCCTAACAACAAGCTGCTCGTTGAGCACGCCCTTATGGGCTATACTACGTTTATGCATGAGCAGATGCCGCACGTGCACCGCCATAACGGAGAGTTCTCCCTGTCGCAAATCACGATGGACGACGTTGATCTTACCCGCAAACTGAAAGACACCAAGCAGCGTGTCCATGCCTACTATGCCTACGATGTAGTAAGCCAGTGCGTGATAGGTGCGAGCTACGGACGCAAGAAAGACCAGATGCTGGTAGTGGACTGTTTCCGTGACATGTTCCGTCTGATAGAACGTAACGGTTGGGGAATCCCCTCCGGAATAGAGGTGGAGAACCACCTGATGAGCGAGTACAAAGAAGGTTTCCTTCAGGCGGGCGTGGCTTTCAATTTCGTACACTTCTGCGCCCCACAGAACTCGCAGGAAAAATATGCCGAGCCTTTGAACGGTGCGAAGAAGCGCAGCGTCATCCACAAGAACCATGTGGGTATTGGGCGTTTCTACGGCAAGGGCAAGTGGCGCACGGAGTACAAGAAGGTCAGCGACGAACAGAACGACACTTACGAGGACAGGGAGTACTTCAGCTACGAGCGGCTGGTTGCCGATGACCGGCGTGACAACGCGGAATGGAACAATGCACTGCATCCTAACCAGAAGAAGTATCCGGGCATGACGCGGTGGCAGGTGCTGGTGGCAAACATCAATCCGACCCTGCGCAAGTATGACAAGCTCACGCTTAGCCGCTATATCGGAGAGCGCGTGGAGACCAGCATACGGCGTAACTCGACGGTGCGCGTGGCATACGAGGACTGGTGGCTCAGCGACACTTCGGTGCTGGAGCGTCTGCAAACGAATGACTATAAAGTGACGGCCTACTACCTGCCTGATGATGAAGGCAAGCCTACGGACGTGTACATATTCCAAGGCGACCGCTTCATCGACAAGGTGGAGAAGGTGGTGACTTACAACCGTGTGATGGCCGAGCAGACGGACGATGACGTGGCCGCCTACATCGAGCAGCAGAAGAAGATAAGCAGTTTCGGCAAATACGTGCGCGACAACGCCATCGGAAAGGTCGGTACGGCAATTATACAACCGGTGGAAGAAGAGGCCACAGAAAGCCTCGTGTTGCCCCCTGCGGCGAATAAAGAAGAACCGGATGACACCTACAATTGGCAGCCAACGGTGAACGAGGCTCTACGGGGCATCGCGGACATGTAAGAATACGATTAGAATAACATTAAAACAGCGTTTGAACTATGATTACAGAAGCGCAGAAAAAGAAAATCTTGGGAGCGATAGCCGCCAATCGTGCGAACTATCCGAGCGATGCGAAGCACGCTTCCTCCCTTGGCATAAGTACCTCGGTGTACAGTGCCGTAAAGAACGGTCAGACGGACAAAGCCCTAAGCGATGCCAATTGGATAAGTATTGCCCGTCGGTTGGGGGTAAGCCTTCGTGCCGATATGGAGTGGAAGGCTGCCAAAACAGCCACCTTTGAGTATATTACTGCCCAATTGGAGTTCTCGCAGCAGTCGAGCCTGTCGGCCATCTTGTGCGACATTCCGAATATCGGCAAGACGTTCACTGCCCGTTACTATGTACAGAACCACCGGAACGCAATTTATATAGACTGCTCGCAGGTGAAGACCAAACTGAAATTAGTGCGGAAGATTGCCGCTGAATTCGGTGTGAACAGCCGGGGGCGGTACAGCGACGTGTACGATGATCTGGTTTATTACCTCCGCTCGATGGATACGCCGCTCGTTATCCTCGATGAGGCTGGTGATTTGCAGTATGAGGCTTTCCTTGAGTTGAAAGCCTTGTGGAACGCTACGGAACGGTGCTGCGCATGGTACATGATGGGCGCGGACGGGCTGAAGGAGAAGATAAACCGTTCCATCGAGTGCAAGAAGGTGGGCTATACGGAAATGCTGAGCCGTTACGGTGACCGTTACAGCAAGGTTACTCCGGATGACGGAAAGGAGCGCGAGGCTTTCCTGAACGCACAGGCGCGTATCGTGGCCAAGGCCAACGCCCCGGAGGATGCGGATATTGCGCAGATTGTGCGTAAGACACGCGGAGGGCTTCGGAGGGTGTACACGGAGATTGAGAAACTTAAAATGGCAATAGCATGATGACAAAGATAGAGATGCAAGCGATGGATGCCGTTATCGGTATCCACCGTGAAATTAGGAAGGCTAACGAAATAGACTGGGAACAACGGCGGTATGAGATAGCCAAGGAAATGATGTCGGTCGCCTATAAAGAGTCGAGAAAAATTCTTCTCCGAGGAGGGGATATAGGCTATAATGACATTGCGCAGGCAGCGGTAGAATTTGCTGATATGCTGATTGCCGAACTTCAAAAGAAAAAGCCATGAAGCGTGCCTTGACACCTCGTGACATAGCGGCCAAGAAATGGAAGACCCTGCCGTGGAACGAGAAGTGGAGTAAACCTTTCGGCTTCCCGGCAGATAACGCCTCATGGTTCATCAGCGGAGCCAGTGCCAGTGGCAAGAGTTCGTTTGTGATGCAGTTGGGCAAGGAACTTTGCAAATATGGGACGGTGCTTTACATGAGTTATGAGGAGAAAGTGAACCAGAGTTTCCAGCGGCGCATGAGCTATCTGAAGATGAATGAAGTGCAGGGGAAGTTCCGAGTGGTACCGGGGAGCAGCCTTGACGAACTTGTGGAACGGTTGAGAAAGCCCAAAAGCCCGAAATTCGTTGTCATCGATTCCTTCCAAGTGGCCCCATGGGATTATCCCGATGCTGTGGAACTGATGGAGCGTTTTCCGAAAAAATGCTTTATCTGGATAAGTCAAGAGAAGAAGAGCCAGCCGATGGGTGGCGGTGCGGTACGTTTGAAATACATCTGCGACATGAAAGTGCGCGTGGTGGGTTACAAAGCATACTGCCAGGGACGTGCCATCGGTGATGCCGGAAGCTATTACGTGGTTTGGGAAGAAGGAATCATACAAACGAGCAATAATTTGTGATATGGATAAAAGTGAGACAAAAAAATGCTGCATCTGTGGCAAGGAAATAGAGGGCTATGGTTACAATCCGTACCCCGTAAGAGAAGAGGGGCAATGCTGCCGCCAGTGCAATTATACGGTAGTCGTGTCTGAACGCTACCGGAGACATTTGGAATATCAAAAAACGAAAGAATAATGGAAAAGGACAAAGTTTACATCAGTGGGGCGATAGCCCACTATGACATGAACGAGCGGAAGGAGGCATTCGCCAATGCAGAGATGAGGCTTCAAAGTATGGGATTCAATCCGGTCAATCCGTTTAAGAACGGACTTCCGGACGAGGCTCACTGGAGAGAGCACATGAGAGCGGACATCCGTCTGTTGCTTGACTGCGAGTTTATCTATATGCTGCAAGGCTGGGAACTGAGCAAAGGCGCGAAGCTGGAGCTTGACGTGGCCAGTTCGTGCGGTATTAAAGTATTGTTTGAATAACCAAATTAAAATTAGGAATTATGAATAAAAGAGATTTTATCCTGTTATATCCAGATGTGGCAAAACAGGAAGTAGAATTCAAATTTGTGATGGCAAAAAAGGATGTTGAGCATGATTTGCTTGCGATGTGTGATGCTATGGAGACAGGGCTACTCGCTTATCAGGTTTCGGCAAAAAGAGCTGTTGCATTCACGAGCGTAAAATTCCTCAATTTCAAAAAGCGTATGGTAAAGGATGCTGTTTTGGAGGATTTGAACGGCGATAAACATGTCGTTGTCAGCAAAGAACCTTTCATGTGTTGCGGTGTGTTTTGTATTCGTACTGAGTGTGATGGTCGGACAGATGTATATGATTGCACATTATTCAACCCTAATAAATAGTAGAGTTATGGAAGAAAAACAGAAAATTCAGGTAATATTTGAGTTTGACCGTTCTGCATACGACGCATATCTCTTCTTGATGGGTCAGAAAAAAAATGAAGAAACGGAAAATATATGGAATGCGATGGCTGAGGAACAGGTTGTTGCTGATGCCAGTCTGCTTGATGACGATGAGAATACCGTAAAACTTATGATGATAAGTCTGGCCATTCTTGCTGTCGAGAAAAAAGTAAAGAAGTGATATGGTACAGGAAGTAACCAATTTCGCTCGGTTCTATGCCTCATTCAACAATCTACCGTATGATGGCGACCGGGAAGAGTTCAAGAAGTCCATCGTGATGCAGTACACGTGGAACCGCACGGACAGCCTCCGTGAAATGACTTCCAGGGAGTATGAAGTTTGTTGCACTGCGTTGGAGAAATTGTCCGGGCAGGACGAATTGCGGCAGAAGCTACGCCAGGAACTGCGTCGGCAACGCAGCGTGTGTCTGAAGCTGATGCAGAAACTTGGTGTTGATACATCTGATTGGGCGCGTATCAATGACTTTTGCCGGAATCCCCGGATAGCCGGTAAGCCGTTCGCCCGGATAACGACGGAAGAACTGGAGCAACTTGCTGTGAAACTGCGGAGCATCCAGCGCAAAGGCGGGCTTAAGCCAAGAAAGGAACCTGAAGTTGGAAAGGTCGCCTGTACGGGATTCATGTTGGTTGGACTTGACAATGTAGGACAGGCATGAGAAGCAAGGTCAAGAGAGTGATGGACTTAATCCATGAGATACAGGACGAGGAACTACATGACAGCCACTGCATCGAGTTCCTTGAAGAACTGGAATATGCGATTGAGCATGAGATTGAAGAAGGCCGATGGCCGGAAGAATTTGAAGACGAATAATCAACCTAAGTAATAACCATCAAAATTTACCACAATGGCAAAAAGAGAAAAGAAAGTAATCATCACCGGTGTGACCCGTGAGGCCGCCGACGAAGCATTTGCAGTTTATGCGAAAGCAGACGCGCAGAGTGCAAAAATCACTGCTGACATTGAGTTGCAGTGTGCAAAGATCCGCGAGAAGTATGCGAACAAGCTGGCCGAACTGGAGGGTGAGAAGGAGAAAGCCTTCGATACCCTGCAGGCATACGCCACCGAGAACCAGACGGAACTGTTCACCAAGAAGAAGAGCCTTGAGATGGCGCACGGCGTTATCGGTTTCCGTACCGGCACGCCGAAACTTAAGACCCTGAAGGGCTTTACATGGGCGAGCGCGTTACAACTTGTCAAGGAATTCCTTCCGGGGTATGTGCGTCAGACGGAAGAGATAGCGAAGGACAAGCTGCTTGCCGACCGCGATACCGAAGACATGGTTCCGCAAATGGCGAAGTGCGGCATACAGGTGGCGCAGGACGAGACCTTCTATGTGGAACCAAAAAAGGAGGATGCGGCATGAAACGGAACGTGACGAAATCCCCGAAGATAGCCTTGTGCCGTGCTTGCCACGGAACAGGGCGCATAACGACCGGCGATTATTCCGCTTTCCCGACTTATGCCACCTGCCCACAGTGCGGCGGCAGCGGCCGGGTGACGGTCAGTGCGAACATAGAACTTGACATCAGACCTTACAAACCCCAAAAAGAATAACAGCATGGCGAAACGGCGCGGAGTAAGTTACAAGAAGCGTGTGGAGGAAATAAACAGGATATATGACCGGGAAGTCAAGCGCGGGGTACCCAATCGCGAGATATGGCGCCGGTACATATATCCTGTGTATGGCATTACCGAGCGTACCTTCTACAATATCCTTAACGCGAGCGCCGAGGATAAGAACAAGATAGCTGACGATACCCGCCAGCTTTTACTCTTTAATTACGATGACTATGAATGACGACGTGCGGAAAATCATCCGGAGGATACTGAAGGACATCCAGGTGGAGATGAGCGATGAGTTCGACAGGAACTTCGAGCGTCAGGCTTTCTTTTCTGAAGCATGGGTGCGGCGCAAGAGTCCGACCCGTCCGGGCGGCTCCATCCTGATAGATACCGGCAACCTTCGCAAAAGCATCGGCATCCGGACCACGGAGAACAGTATTGTCTTTTATACCACTTTGCCTTACGCTGCCATTCATAACGATGGCGGTGAAATCAAGGTGACGAAGAAGATGAAGCGTTACTTCTGGCACAAGTATTACGAGGCCACTGGCTCGTTCGGTCGCAGGAAGGACGGCACGCCGCGTAAGGACAAGCGTACCGTGCAACTGACCACCGAAGCCGAGTTTTGGAAATTCATGGCATTGAAGAAGGAAGGTAGCACCATCAAGATACCGCGCCGTCAATTTCTCGGCACTTCTCCCGAAGTGGAGCAGGCGGTCAGGGAAATCATAGAGGAAAACATCAACGAGTATTTCAACATTGAATTCGACATTAGAAGAAAATGAGAAAGGAACTGTATAATATGCTCTGCAAGGAGCTGAAGGAAGTAGGCGGCGGCATCATCAAGCACATCGACCTGTGGAACCATAACGTGGAGTTCATCGAGCAGGAGGAGAACTGGGAACGTCCTGCGGTGTTCGTGGAGTTCTGCCCGATAAGATGGAAAGCGATAGTGGACGGTGTGGAGTACCGTGCCGAGCCGGAAGTGAAGCTGCATATCGTTACGGACTGGGCAGGGGCAGCCAGCGAGGGCAGCGAGTTTAAGGAGGAGGCGTTGGAGGTGTTCGACCTGCCGGAAATGATACATGATCGGCTCACGTGCATGGAGGGCGAAACTTTCAAGGTGTTCGACCTCGTGGAGAGCCTGACGAACCATAACCACGAGGAGATTGTGGAGAATATAGAAGTATATTCGTGTGTGGCGATAAAACGGCTGTAATAAGCGGTCACGTTCAATGCGAAAAGCCTCTGACGGACAAGTTACCGCCGGAGGCTTTTCATTTTAACAGTGGGCAAAGAAACGCCGTCAGACGGCCTCTTTCTTGTAAAGCATCATATCGGTATAGGAAGCGTTGTAATTCATGTGCGCGTTGAACTCCACTCGGACGCATTCCTCAAACGGATTCCCGATGTTCCGGTTTCTCCCAATCCACTCGCACAATTCGAGGATGGATGATTTGTTGGAGGTGAAATAAATGAAAGCGTGTCCGGAAAGCACGTTCAACACGTCAAGGTAATCTGACATCTGCCAGTACATGGTATATGTTCCCACATCCGTGGAAAGGTACGGTGGATCGACAAAGAAAACCACGTTAGGGGTGTCCTTATATTGTTCAAACACCTCCTTGTAGTCGCATGACACGATTTCCAGCCCGTTCAGATAGTCTGCGCATTCCGGGTAGTCCGCTTTGCGTATGTTGTTATAGAGAGCTTCCTTCCTCATTTCCGGGACGGACAGCTTGTATTTCATGGAAAACATGAGCGAGGAGGACAGTGTGATAAAATCGACATACCCGACCGTCCTTTCCTCCTGCTCGATGCGCTTGAATATACGTTCCCGCAAATCCCCGGTGATTGGCCGATGGCGTGGAACGGCATCCCCGACCAGCTCGCGTATATCCGCAATCAGCCGGTTCGTCTGTGGAATGTGAACCAGACGCCGACGGTAGTTGTCGAAATCATTATACACCACTTTGGCTCCCGGTTTTTGACACTTCGCTATGTGTGAGAGCAGTCCGGAGCCTCCGAACAAATCCACGAATACGGTGTCTTCCGGGAATTGTTCCAATACCTTGATGAATTCCTTGGCGAACATCCTTTTCTGCCCCACGAAAGGAAGCGGGGCTGACATATACATTTTCCTGCTCATGCGTTCAACTCGAATTTGATGTTTTCGTTTCCGGCAAGCAGCTGCTCTGTCCGGCTGATGTTGTTCTCGTAAATATGCACGTTGCCGAGGTTGAGCGTGATGGACTTCAACGGCAGTTCGATTTGCCGGGACATGAGATAAAGATGGTAGATGTCCGCTGGCAGTCCAAGGTTGGCATCGCTGCTCCGCTGGTATGCCGTCATTACCAATTCCCCTTGCTCAATCTGGAACTGCACGAGGCTGAGGCATGGCGGCTGGTTGCTTTCCGCGTCAGTGGAGCCAAGGAATAGCACATAGTTCTTGCTGCTGCGCTTCTCCCGGTTGATGCGGCTAATGAGTGGCGGCAGTTTCTCAAGGTAGGTCGGGTAGCTGTTGACAAGTATGGAGCCACAGTAGTCCCACCAATTGATACCGGCCTCACGGTATTTCTCTATGTTGCGCTCGCCCTGCATGAAAAGCTGCAACTCGCTTTTCAGCTTCTTCCGCGCTATGGGATGTCCCTCGAATATGTCGAGGAGGTCGGCAGGCGTAAGCGTGAGCTGCTCATTCAGGAGGTAGCGGATATTCCCTTTCCTGTTTTCCTGCGTCTTACCGGATGCAAGAACCCTGCCTAAGATTTGGTAGTATTTGTTCATGATGTGCCACTTTTGTTTTGATACAAAGGTAGCACCGGATGCACCTTCCTCAATGGTACGACGCACCAATTACACTGCACACAGGTTGCAGTCAGCCCTTAGCCTTTTAAGAAGAGCGTACACTTTCCGCTCACTGACGGCGTATCGTTCGGCAAGCACTGCCACGATATAGGACACTTTTTCGCCTTCGGCAAGCAGCCTGTTATAGTCGTTGTACAGTTCGATATACAACACGTCGTCAAGCCGGATGCCCACGTCCCGGCATATTTTCAGCAGTTCCCTGTTTAATTTCAGTATCTCAATCACTTTCATTTCCAATAATTTTTGTACTTTTGCACCGTCTCACTTATTAAAGATGCGCGGATAATGCGCAAAAACCCAGATTATCGGAGCGAAAGGGCATATTGCCCCCGGCTTCCCGATAATCTGGGTTTATGTTTTTAGTAAGTGAGACGACTATTAACAGGCCGGGGGCTTTTTCTATCCCTTCCCCGAACGGGATTTGTTAGCTATTCAACTCGGTATAAATCCAAATCGAACGCATCTTTCTTCTTCCATCCTTCGGCGAGTGTCGATTGGATGTGCTTCATTGCAGCCGTGTAGAACCCGGTCAGTTCCTCCAGCGTTTCAAAGGTACGATAGACCGGTTCTGTGTCGGTACCGAACTTGAACGTGACCGGCAACGTACTTCCGACGGTCTGCACGGCGAGGTCGTATGCCGACTTGTAGTTGAACTGGTTTTCACTTGACAACCATACGGACGTGTCCTCATAGCTGAAGCCGGAGAGGATGGTGGCATCGGTCTGCTCGTTATACCACGATATGACCGTGGAGCGTATTTCCTCGTCGGTCGGCTTATGCCAGAACTCATGTTCCATGTACGAGGCTGTGCCGTTCTCCAGTTCCTGCACGTCCCAGCGGACGCGCCACTTGTTTTTCGCAGGATTGGTACACTCAAGCAACCTTACTCCTGCACTTCCTTCCACTCTTCTCATGTGAATATGTATTTGGTACGTCCTTTGCCGAAAGTCTCCGTCTTGATGGTCGTTTCAAACGGGAATCCGTCCGGCAGCTCTCTCACTTGCGCGAGGATGTTCTTCATCTCCTCGCTGTTGGTGAAGAACTTTTTAGGCTCCCCGTTCTGTTCGATGCTGACGATGCAGCGGTCATCGCCTTGGTCGGTCTTGATGCCCGTCTCAAAGTCCTTCACCACGATGGGTAGGTTCACCAGTTCCCGGATGCTTACCACAGTGCCGGGAAAACGCTTCTTGCCGTCCTCCGGCTTGTAAGCGACATTCAAATCTTTAAATGATCTCATTTCTTTGCCTGTTAATTTGTTAAACAACTTATTGCAGTTGGCGTGTTTTGCCATCCCGTAAAAGGACGCTACCAGTTCACGCCGCCTTCTTCTCGATTTTACCTCGTGCATCTTCCGGGCGAACTTCTGCTTGATGCGCTTGCGCAGCCTGATATTGTCAGGCCCGTAAGTGACATACCCCAGAAAATCGATGCCCTCTTCCACCGGGAAAACGCGCTCGTTCGGCTTGACCTGAAGCCCCATCAGCGCGACCTGCCCGTGGATGACGTCACGAATCAGCCACAGTTCCGCTTTCGTTTTACCGAGTACCACGCCGTCATCGCAATAGCGGTAGAAATGACGCACGCCGTACCTGTCCTTCAGATAATGATCCAGATACACAGACAACAGCAGGTTGCCCAGTCCCTGCGACGACCTCAGTCCGATGCTGATACCTTGCGGCATCATGCGGACAAAGCTGTCGAGCATGGCGATGAGCTTCTTGTCCTTGAACACCCTGCGGACACAGTACATAACGAAGTCCTGCTTCACACTTTCGTAAAACTTCGAGATGTCGAACTTGTAGCAGTACCGTGTGCCTTCCGGGTCTTCCTTCATGTCGCGGTTGATGTACGCCAGCAGGTCGTGCATACCGCGCCCTTTGATGCTTGCGGAGGTCGTGCGGATAAACCGCGTCTTCAGATGTCTGTCCACGACGGCCATAATCGCGTGTACAGCGATACGGTCTCTCATGGTCAGTATCTGTATGCGCCGGGTCTTTCCTCCTTCCTTAATGACACGCTCCCGGTAATCCTTCACAGTGAAGGTTCCCGTGGCAATACGTTCTGTCAGTTCCACAATCACCTCCTCCCGATGCGCAAGCAGGTAACGCCCTTGGCGACTCCTTTTCCGTTTGGTGCCACGGAGCACTTGGTCGAACGATTCCATCATGTTGGAATATTCGACCACTTCCTCCACTATGTGACCTTCCCTGCGCATAAGCATCAATGTTTTGTTGTTAAACATGGAAGATAAAGGCCTTCCTTCCTCCGGGCCTGACTTCTTCGAGCCTTCCGGCCTACCAAACTCTACCCGACACGTGATTTTTCAGCTTTCCACCCGAAATGGTGCTTTTGCTGTGGTTTGCCTCCCTCGGCACCGCCGTGGGGACACGTCCCCTGTGCTGTACGCCGATAGTTTGATTTCCAGACGCGAGCCGACATTCGTGTTCGTGTTCGACGCATCGTTATTCGCATTCGCATTCGACACACCGCCATTCGCATTCGCATTGTTGTACCCGCGATAGACCACGCGGCCTATTGGGTGGCTCCACCTTATTCGGATACAAAGGTACGGAATATATAGGCAAAATGCGCATAAATGTTAAATTAACAGCCAAATAAGGGCTGCGATACCTCCACCAATGGCGGTGATGATCCAGTCAATCCAGTCCCACCGGCAGCCGTGAAGCCTGTCTTTTAGCTCAAGGCAAGACGCGGCGACCAATGCGGCATAGATAGCCGTCCATGCGCCCATAGCGCAGATTCCCACGAGAAAACCGCCAATAAGGTGCTTGTAGCGGTTGGATGTTCTGAGAAAAAGAATGATTTTGTCCATAATTTGATGTGTTTTGAAAAATTGTTATTACCTTTGTCGCAAGAACGATGGGATACTCTCATGTCGGCTCGTAAGAGCGCAGGCTTCGGGTATGACAGTCGTTCTTTCTTTTTATATGAAAGTCATGTTGTACAGCAACTCCCCATCTGTCAATTTACACTTGAACTCGATATCCCTGCCGTTCCAGTTGACCCGATAGACAGAGAAGTCAAACGGGTGATGTCTTCCGCTCTCGACCGCTATCCTTGTCGCCTGTGGAATCCACTCCTTGAAGTGCATGGACGCTTCCACGATGTCCGGCAATTGCGGATTACGTTTGTTCTTGTGCATCATTTCACTAAAGAATGCTTTACCTACTCCGATGGAATATCCGTCGGCACTGTCCATATAGGTGCGCTTTGTCGGATTCTCACTTGCCGGAGAATTGGGAAGCCGGACGATATCCAAGTTCGTATCAGCCCATCCGATGACTTTCCTGTTGAGTTCTTGGAATTCCTGTCCGGTCGGTCGCCTGTTGTCCCGTAGCTGTTGCTGCCTTCTCAACAGTTGGCATGCGCTGCACAGTTCGTTGTCGGAAACAGCCATTGCCAGACTTATCTTGCCCTTGGCTATGTCGCAGTCCTGACACCGTCGTATGGTGTACGGATTGTAGTCCGGCACGGTCTTCTGCTCCTTTCCGGCATTGAAGTGGAAGATGCCCTTCGAATCACGCTGCAATGCCTCCTCGCCCAATGCCATCGCCTCGTCGTGCGGCGTGACGGGGTACTTCGACTTGCGTACCTGTACGACCGTGCAGCGGCAGTTCCACCCGTTTGGTGGGTAGTACTCTTCCCAGAACGGGTCGGTGACGGGGAGGGTGACGCCATGCAGCGCGGCGTGTTCCGGGCGCACTTTATCGTCCTTTGCCGTGCGGTATTGGAGATAGTAGCGGTCGCCATCCTCCATGAACTGTTCCCACTTGGCCGCCATCTCCGCTGACGACTGCACGAAGTTGTACTCCGCCCGTAGGTAGTTGGAGTTATAGGTGCTGTCAATCTTGCGGACATCGTTCAAGAACCGTTCGAACGGTTTTCTATTGCCGTTCTCATCGAGCAGGGACGGGAACGCCTCGTTCAGTTCGTGAAACGCCTTCATGCCGGAGAAGATATAGTCGGAGCGGGTCAGCCTCCGGCGCATGGCTTCGGACATCTCCACCTGCCGGAACCCGGAGTCGAGGACTTCGGCATGGGCATTGATGAACTCCTGCACCTTGGGCTTGGCGAGCACCTCGATGCGGAACTCCGACCCTTTGAGGGAATAGAGCGTCTGCATCATGCCGTCGAAGAGTTCCGACAGTTCCTTGCGGATTTGCTCCTCATGCTCTTTTGAGAGCCTCAATGGCTGTGGTGCAGCCCCCAGCCATTCGGCATAGCGTCGGTGCAGCCCCGAATAGTCATCGGGGCTCAGTCGAAAAAACGGGAATGCGCGTTTTGCTGTTTCTTCTTTTTGTCATCCTGTTGCCCAGTCTTGTCCGTGTTGTTGCCAGTGTCCGGCATCATGGCCGGCTCCGGTTTCTCCTCGCACGGCATCCCGTATTTTTCCTCGAAATACTGGGGCTTGACCTTGTAGTGCTGCAGCACCATTTCCTCGTATGCCTTCTGCTGTTCCGGCGTGTAGTCCACCGCGTCGTCCCACTCGAAACGCAGCCCCTTGACAGGGAAACCGTGGCGCACCATGCGCGGGATGAGCTGGTTGTTCACGATGTCGCGCAGCATGTCGCAGTCGCTCTCCACAAGGTTCTGGAACACCTCCAGGTGCGTTTCCGACTGGGAGAGGCTGCTGCCGTCCTCGATGGTCATGGTCTGTCCGATGACGAGCTTGGATAGTTCCGAGTTGGCGCGGTCAATGCGCTTGTCATAGACGTTGTAGGCATCGCCCTTGCCGCTCTCAACGAATTCGATCTCCGTGTCCTGACCTGCCACCATCGATAGGCTTGCCCCGGCCTCGCGCAACATCTTGTCGAGGCGGTCAATCTCCTTCTTGTCGCGGGATGTCGTCCGTGCGATGCGCATGGGCATGCCGAAGATTTCCCCGAAGGTGTCCCAGAACGCCAGCATGTTCTTCTTGGGTATGGTCTGCGTGGCCGCCTTGAGATACAGTCCGAGGTCGTCGGGCCGCCCGGCTTCGATGAGCCAGTCCGTGAACGGAGCTTCACGGTAACTGATGCCCGTGGTCCAGTCCTGTCCGAGGTCGGTGACGACACGCCCGTATTCCGGTATGACGTGCTTGCGGGGCAGGAGCTTCACATCGGAATAGCAGACACACCCGTCGCCGTCGGTGGCAAGTTCCCCCAATTCGATGAGCGAGTGTCCCCAGAAGTTCGCTTCCAACGCATAGCGCAGCAGCTGCTTGAACCATGCCTGGTCGAAGTAGTGCAATGCCTTTTCGTCCTCGTCCCCCTTTTCGTCCACGATCTTGAACGATTTTGCCATGACGAATCCCCTGCGCTGCTCGACGCATCCTGAAAGGTGCAGGTCCACTTCCACGTCCCGGTATATGTCGTAAAGCCGCTGCCGGTTGGGGCTGTCCACGTTGATGGCCAGCTGCCACGCCGTGCGCCAGTCGGCGATGTCCTTCCGGGTGAGCGCGTCGGTGGTGCGCTGCAGTTCGATGACCATTTTCTGCACGCGCTTGTGGTCTTCCTTCTTGGCAAGGTTAAAGTCCCCGTATGGCGTGTGTAGCACATCCCGTGGTTTGGGTGGGAACAGGCCGTTGAAAAAGTTTTTTATATCCATATTGTCACCAATTATGTCTTAATTGTTTCTGTGAGCTGTAAGCGAGCATGCCTCCGGCCGGTTCCCCGTCTTCGTCCACTGCGAGCGGCAAGTCGGGCAGAATCTTTCCCGCTTGCACGCCTTCCAGCCATTCGATGGCCCGCTTGTAGCGTTCCTCCCGTATTTCCGCACCCATCTTCTGCGGCATGGCGGCACTCATGTGGTAGAGCGCGATGTCGCAGGTGTACATGACGATGAGCCGGTTCCTGTCGTCCCCCTCTGCGGCGAAGACCGCCACGCAGTCGTACTTCGGGCGCAGGTAGCCGGAAATTTCCTCCTGTGCCTCCTGTTCCGCGTTGGCTCTGTTCTCCTGTGAGGTCTGCGACATCACTTTCAGCGCGGAATCACCGATGACTACCTTGTAATCCTCTTCCGTGATAAACATAAGCACCTCCTGCTTTTATTGGGTTACATACAAGGCACGCTTCTCAATGTCGGCTACCGTCACGCCTTTTCGGAACCGGTGTGTGCGTACCAGTTCCCGGACGGTCTGTTTCGGCACGATCTTCAGCCTCCCGTTCAGGAAAATCACCAGATACTTCATCCCGAAGAGCCGGGACAGCTTGTTCGCCTTCTTGACGGCACGCTTGAATTTCCAAGCGAAAATGATGTCTTTTATCAGTTTTATCATACTACCAACTGTTTTTGGCGGTCGGCCTTTTGCCGAACACCGGTTGAAAACTCTCCTGCCTCGTGTTGCGTTGCAGTATCCATATCGCACCCTCGTCCGCGTCCGGCGCGTCGTCATGTATGCGGCTGCCATGTTCCAGTGCCAGTGTCTGTTCGATGCCCACCTGCATGTCCGGGTCATCCTTCTTCGCCTCGTTGTAATAAACGAACCCGCGCTCCCAAAGCGGGCTGACCGCCTCGATGCGCTGGAGCTTGTCCGGCTTCTTTCGCTTGTCTGGCATGATGGGCAGCTGGTACCCACGCAGGTTTCCCTCCACGGCGAACTCGTCGAGGATGACATCCTGCATGAAATTCGCCTCCATGAAGAATAAGATAGAAGCGGTATCACGTGTGCGCTCGTAGAGGTCATAGAGCCACCGTACCATCTCGCCGACAGTTGCCTGACGCACGAAGCAGTCTATGAGGTGCAGTTCGCTTCCTATTTTGCCCCACAGACGGCACGCCTTGTAGTCGTTGGAGGTGGTGCTTTTGAACGAAGGGTCGGTGTAGCATACCAGCATCTCGTATTTCGTGAGCTTCGGCAGACGCTTGTAGCGTATCCAGTCCGCGCGGAAGATGGTACCGTCCACGATGGGGTTGTGCATCATCTCTTTCTCCCATGCCCGGTAGCCCACGAAGTCGCGGTAAAGCTGCGCCTCCTCTTTCGTCCACTTCTCCTTCCATACCGGCTCTCCGTTCTTATCCACCGCCAGTATCTTCGAAAGGAACACGCCTTTCGTGCGCGAGATGTTGAAAAGGACGGAAGTCTTGCTGATGAGGTTGCCCACCATGATGAACCGCCCGCGCCCCACGTCGAGCGCGCCGAACAGTGCTTCCTTCACCCAGTCTGTCAGGTCATGCACGCGCTTCTCGTTGCGGCAGAGTTCGTCATCGTCGAGGTCGTCGATGACAATGTAGTCAGGACGTGCCTCGCGGTCACGCAAGCCTCGTGGTGACTGCCCGCGTCCGCAGGCAAGGAACTTGACCCCGTTTGCCGCCTTGAATTCGCCTTCCTGCCACGATGCCGACGCACGCTGTTTGCCGAAGTCGGCGATGATGCGCTGGTTGTGCTCCAGTTCCGCCTGTATGTCGCCCAGCAGCCGGACGGCACTGTCCTCGCTTTTTCCGACCACTACCATGAAACTGATAAGCCTTTTGGGCTGGAACATGAGCCATAGCGGCACGAATATGTCCATGTGTGTGGATTTGGCGTGTCCGCGAGGCCACATGAACACTGCCTTGAGGTCGGGCGTGGAGCGGATTTTCCGTGCCGCCTCGTTGTGGAACGGTGCGTTATGCACGGTGCGTATGACCTCTCCTGTTGTCTTGTCGCGCAACGTAAGGAAGTGCGGGAAGTAATACTCGCAGAATGCGGCATAGTTGGACCGCAGTCGGGCGATACGCCTGTCACGCTCCGCCGGTGTCTCGTTGGCCAACAATGCGGTGTCCGTGATGGACTGTACCCGCTTGCAGTGCTCCTTCCATTGCTCGTAAGCCTGTTTCTTTTCTGCTGCAGTTGCCATAGGTAGCCTCTTACTTTATGCCCATCTGCTCGGTGATGTACATGTCCTGGTACTTGTTGATGGCCTTGATGAGTTCCGGTGTCACGTCCGGGTCGATGGTGGAGCGGTACTCTATCCACTTGGAGAACGCCATGAACACCTCGATGGCATCCACCACGTTTGCCTTCTTGTCGAGTTTCTCGATTACGGAGGACAGTTTGGCGAGCTTATCGCCAAGTCCGGCGACAAGCGTGGGGTCTTTGGATTCATTGACCTGTGTGATGAGGGTGTCGATGGTCAGCAGCAGTTTGTTGACCAGTTCCGGGCGTGTGACGTTCTTTGCCGCCCTCGCCTCCTTCCATCCTTCCGCATTGCACCACTTGGAGATGGTCACACGCGAGACTTCCACTTTCTCGGCAATCTCCTGCTGCTCCATGCCCGCCATGTACAGTGACCTGGCGAGTGATTTCTTCTTCTCTGTTTCTGCCTTTGTCATTTCTGATAAAGTTTATAGTTACACATATAGCAGGCGTTTTCAACGCCTGCAGGAACTGTTTTGCATGTGCAAAATTGCGGTGTTTTGACGCGTTTGCCAAAAAGTCGTGAAACGGTTTCATAGAAGTGTGCAACCATTTCATACTTTTTTGTCTGTTAGCGGATTACCCAGTAATATTGCAGTGCGAAACGCAAAAAACAATAGAGTAATGAGCAAACGAGTACGCATTTCAAACGACAGCCTGAACAGTTACGGGACACGTGTCCTGACGGCAGGCATGAACGTGGAGCAATACTGCCGGAATCCGGTTCTGCTCTACATGCACGAGCGCGGCAACGTGATAGGTTATGTGAAGGACATCAAAGTGGAGAACAACGAGGTGACCGGCGAACTGGTGTTCGATGAGGCGACTGAACTGAGCAAACGGTGCAAGAAACAGTTTGAGTTCGGTAGTCTGAAGATGGTCAGCGCAGGGCTCGACATCATAGAGATGAGCGAGGACAGCGCGCACCTTGTCGCCGGGCAGACCAGCCCGACCATCACCAAAAGCAAGTTGTTCGAGGTTTCCGTGGTGGACATCGGTGCCAACGACGATGCCCTCGTGCTGAAAAAGGACGGCAAACGAATCACATTGGGCAGGGACGGCGAGTGTCCACTGCCGGAACTGAGTAATAACCATCAAAAAACAAAAAGCGAAATGGAAAACAAAGCCATTGCCCTGCAGCTGGGCTTGCCGGAAACGGCGACTGATGCTGAGATAGCGGAGAGAATCGGCGCATTAAAAACGGCCGGTGAGGAGAATGCGAAACTCCAGAAGGAGAATGACGCACTGACTCTGGCGAACATTACCTCCCTTGTGGAGAAAGCCATCGGTGAGAAACGCATCGGAGCCGAGAACAAACAACAGTTCATCGACCTTGGGAAAAAGATTGGTGCGGAGGATTTGGAAAATGTTTTATCTGCCATGTCACCGCAGGTAAAACTCTCTGCCGTCCTCGGGCCGCATGGTACCGCCAAGACGGAAACGGCCACCTACAAGAAACTGAGCGAAGTCCCCGGCGACAAATTGCTGGAGATACGTGAGCAGCAGCCGGACGAGTACAAGCGGCTGTACAAGGCCGAGTATGGCATGGAATGTAAAACCGAAGACTAAATTATCAATCCTTTAAAACGAAACAGAAATGAGCAGAAAAATTGTAATGCTTTTGGCCGCCGTCCTTTTCAACTGCATGACGGGTGGAATGTTAGCGGCCGTAGCGGGTGTATCTCCCACCTCTGGTATGCTTTGCATGAACGCCGTGGGTCTCCTTATGGGGATGTCCGGCGAGACAACGCCCGTGCTGCGTGCCGGTGTCTATACGGAGATTTGGACCGGTGAACTGGTGAAAGTCCTCCGTAACGGTCTTGCCGGTTCATGGCTGGACGGCGTGCCCGACCAGTCAAGTATCGTGAACAATGATATCATCCATTTGGTGGAGGTAGGTGTGGACCCGGACGTGCTTATCAACAACACAACTTATCCGATTCCTTTGCAGGCGTTGGATGACAAGGATATCGCCATTTCCCTTGACAAGTTCCAGTCGAAAGTGACCCCAATCACCGATGACGAACTGTACGCTATCAGTTACGACAAGATGGCGCGTGTGAAAGAGAGCCACGGCAACGCCATTAACGACGCGAAGTTCGCCAAGGCCGCCCATGCGCTATGCGCCACCGAGCACTCGAAAACCACCCCAGTGTTGAAGACTTCCGGTGAGGTTGATTCTGAGACGGGGCGCAAGCGTCTTACACCTAACGATCTTGTAGAGATGAAGCGCGCGCTTGACAATCTGAAAGTGCCTTCGGAGAACCGCCGCCTGGTGTTGTGCCCCGACCATGTGAACGACCTGTTGCTTGTGGACCAGCGTTTCCGCGAGCAGTACAACATCGACCGCAACACCGGCAAGGTAGGCAACCTGTACGGTTTCCAGATATACGAGTACGGTAACAACCCCGTGTACACGACAGCCGGGAAGAAGAAGGCCGTGGGTGCCGCAGCTTCCAACGGCGAGTTCCAGTGCTCTTTCGCTTTCTACACGCCCCGCGTGTTCAAGGCCACCGGATCGACAAAGATGTATTTCAGCGAGGCACAGAAAGACCCGGAATACCAGCGCAACAAGATTAACTTCCGCCATTACTTCATCTGTATGTTCAAGAAAGCGGATGCTGGCGTGGTGATGATGAGCGGCTATGAAGCCCAAGGCGCTTAAATATGTCAAGGCGTGAACTTAAATACCTGGTGCTGCATTGCACGGCAACCCCGGAGGGTCGTGAGGTGTCGGCGGCGGACATCCTCCACTGGCACACCGCCCCCGTGAGCAATGGCGGCAGGGGGTGGAAGCAGGTTGGCTATACCGACCTTATCCATCTGGACGGAAAGGTGGAGCGGCTTGTGGACAACAACGAGGACGCATGGGTGGATGACTGGGAGGTAACCAACGGTGCTGCAGGCTACAACAGCGTGAGCCGCCATGTGGTTTACAGCGGCGGGTGCGCTAAGGACGGAAAGACCCCGAAGGACACCCGCACGAATGGCCAACGGACTGCACTGGAACGCTATGTGAAGGACTTTCACAGCCGTTTCCCGAAGGTGAGAATCATCGGCCACAACGAGGTGGCGGCGAAAGCCTGTCCGAGCTTCGACGTGCAGAAGTGGCTGAAATCAATAGGTATAAATCAATAGAAAGCGAGTGGCATGGAATTCAGTGAAATCTTGAACATCGTTCTCGGCGGTGGGCTTTTCGGCACGGTGGTGACTATCGCCACCCTGCGCTCGACTGCCAGGAAAGCGAAAGCGGAAGCGGTGAAGGCAGAGGCCGATGCCGAGTCGGTGCGTATAGACAACGCCGAACATGCCACCCGCATCCTTATGGAGAACATCGTAAAACCCTTGAAAGATGAATTCGGTGAAACAAAGGAAGAACTCATGGAAACGAAGAAGGAACTTGCCCGCAACACGCGCGAGATGGCCCGGCTCAGAAAGGCACTTGACGGTGCTAACAGTTGCGAGCATCGTGACGGTTGTCCTGTACTTGACCGGTTGCGCGAGCAGCCGAAAGACCGTGGCGGCGAAAGAACAGGTACGGACAGAGGCAAGGGACAGCACCGTGAACGAGACACGGTATATGACCGTGGAGTTAATCCCGAAGTCGGAAGTGAGCCTGACCCTGAATGCGGACAGCCTCCTTGACCTTCCGTCCGGCGCATCGTACCATGCGAAAAGCGGCAGGGCGAACCTTGACGTGAGCAAGGGTGCAAAAACGGGAACCATCGTGGTATATGCCTCGTGCGACAGTCTACAGAGGCTGGTGGATTACTACGAACGGCTTTCCGCCGGATATAAGGCAACCATCGATCGCCAGAGGGAGGAAGTGAAGGAAGAAAAGAAGCCTCCTAACGCGTGGTGGAAGATATTGACAGCATTAGCAGCCGGATTTTTGGCCGGTATAGTAATAACCCTCAAAATCAAGAAACGAAATGGCAAAGAATAAGAAATTTATGTACGGTATCGGCGAGGTGCGCTTCGGCGAGAAGAAAATCGGGTACATCGAGAAAGGCTCATGGGACTGGGGCGGCACAAAGCCGGAAAAGAATGATGTGGAAGCTGAGCAAGTTCCCACGGCTCCTGTCCTGACCCTCATGACCAAGAACGGCACGATAGCCCCGACGTTCAACCTGATCCAGTTGGACTATGAGAACCTGCAACTTGCCCTTGGCGGCACGCTTGTGGGTGCGACAGGCGCATACACCGGCTGGAAAGCCCCCACAAGCCTTGTGGAACTTCGCGACAAGTGCGAGATTGATTTGGTAAGCGGCCAGACCGTCCGGATGAACAACGCCACGCTCATGGCGAACCTCGGCGGCAAGCTGACGCTGACGGAAGTATCGAAACTTGAATGCCAGCTTACGGCGAATATGCCGGAGGACGGCAGCGAGCCTTACGAAGTATTCGACACACCGGAAGGTGAAACGGGAGCGTAGCGTATGGATGAGAACGTCATCAAGCAGATACAACGGGAGGGAGCCGATGCCTTATTGGATATCGGCGTAAGTGTCCCCCTGAAAGCGTTTCGCGTCCCGTTCAGGAGGAACCCCGTGGAGCTGCGCGTGACCATGAAGCGACCTTACTTGTCCGGGCAGATACGTTTTGCCCGGACATATTTGTCTATGGGTGTCACGAGCGAGCAGATGTGGAACTTCGGCAAGGAGGAAGAGATGCGCTTCATCGCCGAACATGGCAAGAAGGTCAGCCTTATGGTTGCCTGTACGATATGCCGGGGCTGGTGGAGCCGCCATCTGCTGCTATGGCCGACCGCATGGTTCGTGCGCAATTTCATGGAACAGTCCTACCTGTTGGGAGCCGTCAAGCGTTTTGTGAGTCTGATGGGCACCGACCCTTTTATACCTATTATCAGATCAGCCGAGATGACGAATCCGATGAAGCTGAGACTGAGCCAAAAAAAGAAGGGGAGTTAAAGAGCCGTTACGAAGGCTCCCATAGCCCTTTCGGGTTCGTGTGGCAGATAGCTGACGCCACTGGCTGGAGCGTGGACTACATCCTGAATGGCGTGAACTACCAGACATTGATCATGATGCTGAGCGACGCTCCCCGCTATGTGAGTGGAAAGGCGGAGAAGAGCGCGGAGGACGAAGCGGCGGAGATAGCCGGATTTTTTCAAAGCAAACTGAAATGAGATGGAACCAGTAAGAATAGAATTCCTGATGGTCGATAAGTTGAGCGCAAGGCTCGACAAGGCCGTGAACAAGATGGAGGAGCTGAGCGGCAAGACATCGAATGCCGACAGGCAGATGAAGGAGCTGGACAAGAGCGGCCTGTCCCTTCAGAAGACCATCGGCAAGCTGGCTACGGCTTTCACGATTAAAGAGCTTGTGTCGAATATCACCAAGGTGCGCGGCGAATTCCAGCAACTGGAAGTTGCCTTCGAGACCATGCTCGGCAGCGCGGAGAAAGCCCGGACACTCATGTCGCAGCTGACGCAGACGGCGGCCACCACCCCTTTCGGACTGGAAGACGTGGCGCAGGGCGCGAAGCAGCTGCTTGCATACGGCTTCGAGGCCGAAAAGGTGAATGAGACCCTCATCCGCCTTGGCGACATCGCGGCAGGACTCTCCGTGCCGTTGAACGACCTCGTGTACCTGTACGGCACCACGATGGCGCAGGGCAGGCTTTATACCCAAGACCTGAACCAGTTTACCGGGCGTGGCATCCCGATGATCGGTGAGCTCGCCAAGCAGTTCGGCGTGGCCGAGAGTAAGGTGAAGGAACTGGTGGAAGCGGGCAAGGTCGGCTTTCCAGAAGTGCAGAAGGTGATAGAGGGTCTGACGGACGAGGGTGGGAAGTTCGGCGGTCTCATGGAGGCGCAGAGCAAGACCATTACCGGGCAGATCAGCAACATCGAGGACGCCATCTCCATGATGCTTAACGAAATCGGCCAGCAGAACGAGGGCATCATCAACACGACCCTTTCCGGAGTGTCCCATGTGATAGAGAACTACGAGCGTTTCGGTCGTATCCTGCTGGGGCTTGTGGCCACATACGGTGTGTACAAGACCGCCATCATGACCGTGACGGCTGCCAAAGGCTGGGCCACAGCCGCCGAAGCCCTGCACTACAACTGGCTGCTGCTGGTGGAAAAGGCACAGAAGATGCTCAACGCCACCATGCTTGCCAATCCATACGTATTGGTCGCAACCCTTATTGCCGGTGTGGTAGCGGCAATGGTGAGCATGAAGACCGAGGCGGAGCGTCTGAAGGAAGCGGAGGAAGCATACGAGGCGCAGAAGCAGAAAGTCATTGAGGCGGAGGAGGAACACAAGCGTAAGATAGAGGAACTGTGTTCCATTGCCGGGGACGAGGCGGTCAGCACGGACACCCGCCGTGAAGCCTTGAACAAGCTGGAGCAGAAATACCCGGATATATTTGCCAAGTATGACACCGAGTATGAGAAGCTGAAGAACATCAAGAAAATCAAGGAGGAGATAGCCTTGCTGGACGGTCAGAAGTCCATTACGAACCCGGTAAACGAACTGAAGCGCGTCGAGGACAGGATAAAGGAACTGGAAGCCAAGAAAGCGACGGAACGTTGGGAGGAGACTAATGGTTCCGGGACACGGATGAGAAAAACCGGTGGCTTGAGTTCGGATGAAGAAATAGAACTGAAGAACCTGCTGGGTAAGAAAGGTACCCTTTCCACGCAAATCCGCAAGAATGGGGTAAACGCTTATTTTGAGAACCTGACCGGTGTCAGCAACGAAACGCTTGCCCAGCAGATCCGGCAGCGCGAAACCCTGCTTGCCAACATGACGATGCAGGAGAAGAAGTACGGTAAGATTACGCAAGGGAATGCGGCCCTGACCGGGACTTATTCCCGTGACGAGCTACAGTACCAGTTGAACAAGCTGCGCAGTGAGCAGAACCGGCGCAACAAACCGGTGGATTCAAGCTCGGATTGGGTCGCTTCTGCCAAGCGCAAATACCAGACAGCCCTCAAAGCCTACAATGACTTCATCAAGGACACCTCCAACAACCTGACCCAAGAGGAATTCGAGAAGAAGGCTAAGGATCTGAAAGACGCGGTGGATACCGCCAAGAAGGAGTATGACAAGGTGAAACCCGGCACGGACAGCGATGCCGACAAGGAGAAGAAGAAAAGGGAGAAAACCGAGCGGGAAGCCGAGCGTCGCAAGCAGGTATCCGAGAAACTGGGGCAGGAACTTGCCGAGTTGCAACGGGAGAACGATGCCGCCGAGATAGAGGCTATGGATGAGGGGCTGCAAAAGAAACTGCGCCAGATTGACAACGACTATCAAGCCCGCAAGAATGAAATCGACAAGCAGGAATCCGACTGGAAACGGAAGAACAAGGAAGCCGGTCGCGGTGAGGAACTGTCGGAAGAACAGCAGTCCGCCATAGACAACGCCAATGAACTGAACGAGGCTAAACGGCAAAGATCCGTCGCGGATGCGTACCGGGAAGAATTCAAGGCCATGCAGGAGCACCTCCGTGCGTATGGAACCTACCAGCAGCAGAAACTTGCCATCACCGAAGAATATGCCGAGAAAATCCGGAAAGCCTCTTCCGATAGTGAAAAGCATTATTTAGGTGTGGAGCGGGACAGCCTCCTTGCCGGGGTGGAAGCGCAGGAACTGAAGGCGAACATAGACTGGAGCGTAGTCTTCGGGGAGTTCGGCAGTATGTTCCATGAACTGATAGCCCCGGAACTGGAGAAGGCAAAGGCATACACGCGGACGGACGAGTTCCGCAACGCAGACCATGACAGCCAAGAGGCACTGATCAGTGCCATCCGGCAAATGGAACAGTCCCTCGGCGGGGCGGATAAGGTCAGCTTCAAGAAACTGGGAGCGGAGATAACCGCTTACCAGAAAAGCCTTGCCGACCTGAAGCAAGCGCAGGAAGATTACGAAAGTGCCTATGCCGACCTTTCCGAAGCCCAGCGGAATTATATCCAAACCGTCCAGTCCGGTACGAAGGAGGAGCAGGACATCGCAAAGACAGCCCTCGACACGGCACAGATAAATGCCGATGCCGCAGCCGAGAACGTGTCGTCGATGCAGACGGTCGCTTCCGAGGCGCAACGTGCCATGACCGATACCGCCACCACGCTCAAGTCAAGCATGGACGGTGTGGTGGAAGGCTTGCGGCAAATCGCATCCGGTAGCCTGAGCGGTGCGTATGAAGGGCTTATCAAGTTCGGGAATTCTGCGGAAAAAATCGGAGGCAAACTTGGCAACGCATTCGGCAAGGTGGCCGATGCCCTTGAGGACGTGCCTATCATTGGTTGGATTGTGCAAATCATAGACCTGTTCAAGGATGGGTTGAGCGTCGTTATCGGCGGTCTGCTCGATGCCGTGCTCAGTGCCGTGAGCGGCATCCTTTCCGATGTTTTGTCTGGAGACTTGTTCGTGACCATCGGTAAATCAATCTACGAAGGAATAGGTAATATTTTCGATGCCATAACTTTTGGTGGCTGGTCTTCGTGGACAACCTCCAGCAACGCGAAAGAAGTCCAAGAAACTATCGACCGGCTGACCGACCGTAACGAGACGTTGCAGACTGCCATCGAAGACCTGACGGACGAAATCAAGGCAAGTCGGGGAACGAAAAGCGTGGCGGCATACCGTGACGCTTATAAATATCAGCAGGAGACGAATGCCAACTATTTGCAGATGGCACAGGCACAAGCCGGCTATCACAGTTCCCACCATAGCTGGAACTATTATTGGGGCGGTTTCTCGCAGGAGCAGATAGCCAAGTTGAGCAGCCAGATAGGGCGGCAATGGAACGGCGACATCTGGAACCTGAGTCCGGAGGAGATGAAGATGTTGCGGAGCAATGTCGATATGTGGACACAGATACAGAACACCGGCAAGGGCGGTTACGGCGGACGGCTTACGGATAAGCTGGATGATTATATAGACCAAGCCGGAAAGTTGGAGGAGCTTACTAATCAGTTGTATGAGGGGCTTACGGGCATTTCGTTTGATTCGATGTATGACAGCTTCATTGACCAGCTGATGGATATGGACGCATCTGCGGAAGACTTTGCAGACAACATCTCCGAGTATTTCATGCGTGCCATGCTGTCGAATAAAATTGGAGAAATGTATGCGGACAGGCTTGAGGAATGGTGGAAGAAGTTTGGCAAGGCGATGGAAGACAATGACCTGACCGAAGCCGAGCGCAAGGCCTTGCAGGACGAGTATATGCAGTATGTGGACGAGGCAATGAAACTGCGTGATAGTATTGCCGCCGCTACAGGCTATGGAGGTGACGGCAGCGGTTCGAGCCAGAGCGCGAAGGCTGGCGGCTTCTCCGCCATGACGCAAGATCAGGGAACGAAGCTGGAGGGTATGTTCACGAGCGGCCTGCAGCACTGGAGCAGCATGGACGATAAGATGGAGAACGTGTCAGAGAAGATGAACGCGGCCGAGAACCATCTGGCGAAGATAGAGGAGAACACCGGGAAGAGCGCGGAACATCTGGAAAAGATTGCGGAAAACATGGTGAAAATCATACGTGACGGACTAAAAGTAAAGTGATATGGACAAGATACTGAGCGGACTGGTGCTGGTGAACGGCACGGACATCTGGACGGAATACGGCGTGTTCCTGGCCGAGGAGAAGCGCGGCGGCATGGACAACCTGACGGCAATACTGACACCGAGCAAGGCCAAGAAAGACACGGCTGTCAATATCAGGGAAGAGCAAGGCGAGAAATACTCCGCTGTGCTGACACCGAGGAACGAGCCACGTGACGTGACCCTCTGCTTCGCCCTGTATAACAAGACTCAGGCGGGATGGCTGAAGAACTATTTTTCCTTCATCAACTTCCTGAAGGCGGGCAACGGTGGCTGGCTGGACATCCACTTCCCCCAACTTGACCTGACGCTACACGTGAAATACACGGACAGCACGAAGTTCACTCCGCTGACTTATATATGGAAAGAGGGTGTCCATGCCGGCCGGTTCAAGGTGAAGTTCCGTGAGCCGGTCCCCATTATCTAACCGCATTATAATGACGTTCAAATATGCTTCTAACGATATACGACAGATACGGCCAAAAGAAAGCTGAGGTTGCGGTCAATGACAGCAGCACCCAGCAGAAGGAGATTCAGGGCGACAACGTCCTGACCCTCTCCTTCACGCATTACGAACATGTCCCTTTGGACGTGAACGACTACACGGACTTCGAGGGCGAGCGTTACTGGCTTCAGGAGAAGTACGCCCCGAAGCAGAAGAGCGAGTCGGAGTGGTCGTATGACCTGAAGCTGTACGGCATAGAGAGTCTGATAAAACGTTTCCTTGTACTGGAGACGACAGACGGCGACGGGGAGCCGGTATTTACCTTGACGGCCACGCCGAGGGAACATGTGGCAATGGTGGTGAAGTGCATCAACAACGGCATGGACCATACCACGGACTGGAAGGTGGGCCGGGTGGACGGAACGGCCCTTATTACCATCGACTATGAGGGTAAGTTCTGCGATGCAGCTCTGAAGGAGATAGCCGAGAAAGTGGGTGGGCAGGCCGAATGGTGGGCGGAGGGACAGACGGTGAACGTGTGCCGCTGCGAGCATGGCGAAGAGATAACGTTGGGCTACGGCAAGGGGCTGACGGAACTGGAGTGCGACACCTCGAACACGGAGGGCTTCTACACCCGTCTGTTCCCGATAGGCAGCACGCGGAACATCGACCCGGAGAAATACGGCCACAGCCGCCTCATGCTGCCCGACGGCAGGAAATACGTGGAAGTGCATACCGACGAGTACGGCATTTACGACCGTTACGAGAAGGACGCTTTCAGCGGCATATTCCCAAGGCGTACAGGAACGGTGAGCAGTGTGCGCAGCGTGGATACGAAGGACGAGGACGGCAACGCCTTTACGATATACTATTTCAAGGACGAGAGCCTGAACTTCGACCCCAACGGATACGAACTGGCGGGCGAGACCAAGCGCGTGTCGTTTCAGGACGGCGACCTGGAGGGACAGGGTACTGACGATGACCACTACTTCGAGGTGAACTACGACAGCAAGACACGTGAGTTCGAGATTATCACGATATGGCCCTACGATGACGGCCGCCAACTTCCGGGCGGCGCACTGGTGCCGCGAGCCGGCGACCACTATATCCTGTGGAATATCCGTATGCCGGACGAGTATTACCCGATAGCCGAGGCCGAGTTCCAGGAAGCGGTGGACAAATTCAACGAGGAGCACTGGCAGGACATCAGCGTGTACAAGGCACCCACCGACCACGTGTGGATAGAGGACAACCATGCCGATTTATACGTGGGACGGCGCGTGCGGCTGGAGAGCGGCAAGTACTTCCCGGAAACGGGCTACCGGAGCAGCCGCATCACCAAGATAACGCGGAAGGTGAACCTGCCCTCCCAGATGGATCTGGAGATAAGCGACGCCCTTCAGACCGGTGCGCTGGAGAAAGTGAACGACAGTATCGGTGAGGTGAAAAGCTACGTGAGGAGCAAGGCCGGAAGCCTGAGCCTGCCGGACATCATACGCTCGTGGGACAACACGCTCCCGACAGACAACAACCTTTTCTCCGCCCGCCGCAGCCAACAGGAATTCCTGAACAAGAAGAAAGCTGACCGGGCGAAGAAGAAAATCACATTTGAGGAAGGCATCGGCATCGGCCCGGAGGAGAACGGCGGGATAGACGGCGAGGGCAACGCCCGCCTGTTGAGCGCGGTGCTGCTCCAGTTCCTGCGCAGCCCGAAGTTCGTGGACGGGTTACTTGGCGAGGGCTGGCAGCTTTGGTTAGACGAGAACGGACTGGCCAACCTGACGGTGGACAAGCTGACCGTCCGTCAGATCATGGTCATCCTGGAGCTTCTCATCGAACGTGTACGGAGCGTGGGCGGCCAGTTGTGCGTGAGTGCCGCCAACGGCAAGATAAAAGCCGTGGAAGAGCAGGGGGACTACTACCGCATCACTTTCGAGCAGGACAACACCTTCGTGGCGTACGACCTGATGCGCTGCGCCACGTTCAAGAACGGCACGGAGCAGCACGCCTACTGGGTGGAAATCACGACAGCCGACACCGGCGGCATACAGGTGGCCAAGAGCGAGTTCGGCGGTGTGGTACCCGCAGCCGGGGACGAGTGCGTGCTGATGGGCAATACGGAGAACCCGTTGCGCCAGAACCTCATCCTGATAAGCGCGACGGAGGACGGGCAGCCGCGCATCGACGTGTATAACGGTGTCAAGGGCAAAGGCTTCGCCGGCAGCCTGCGTACCCGGCTGGGCAACCTGGACGGCATAAGCGACGACTGGTTCCCCTCCGACAACCAGCCGCACGGCGACGGCCTGTATTCGGACAACGCCTACCTGCGCGGGACGTTCCTGCTTGTCACCGGCGAGGACATCAAGACAAAGTTTGAAATTACCGAGGGCAAGATACAAAGTGCCGTGGACGGCCTGCGTGACGACTTTACAGGCGAGAAGGGCTACCTGAACAACGCCTCCTTCGCCTCCGGCCTGGAGAAGTGGAACACCGAGAACGAGACCGTGTTCTTCCTTGCCGGGAACAAATGGATCTGGGCCAATAATAACGTGCTGACGAAGAAAGGCGACGGCGCGAGCGTCGTGACCGACATGGGGCGCACGGTGGTACGTATCCGGAACAAATACATTGTGCAGAAGCACGAAAACCTGCGGAGCATCCCCGCGATGGGCACGGACGGTGACGGCAACAAGACCGCCCTGCCCGTGTACCTTAGCTTCCTCTACCGTTGTGCTAAGGCCGGGACGTTGAAAGTAAGTTTCGACGGTGTGGACAAGACCGGCTTTGCCAACTTCAACAGCATGGAGGTGGAGGATGAACTGGATGTGACAGAGGGCTACGTGCAGTACACCTGCGACGGCCTTTGGAACGGCACCGGCGACTTCCGTCTGGAGTTCGACGGGGACATCTACCTCTATATGCTTATCCTGAGTACCGACAAGGTGGAGAGCCTGACGTACAAGTACCGGACGCTGCTTGAGCAGAGCGAGCGGCTGGTAAAACTCTCGGCGGCCATTTACGACAAGGACGAGAACCTGCTTCAGGAAACCGGCCTCGTGGTGAAACCCGAAGGTAGCGGCATCTATGCGCAGGGCGCGGACGGCAAGGTCGCGCTCATCGGCGTATCGGTCGAAGAAACCGATGCTGACGGAAACAGCAAGACCGTCATCAAACTGACTGCGGACAACATCAAGCTGGAAGGGCTTGTAACCGCCAACGGCAATTTCAAGATATTGGAGGATGGGAGTATCGAGACCATCAACGGGAAGTTCCTGGGCGAAGTGGTGGCGATTTCCGGCAAGCTGGGCGGTACCCGCCAATATAATTACGAGACCGGCGAATACGAGATAGTCGGCGGTTTTGAAATCGCGGCAGGCCGTATAGGTTCCGTGGCCACGGCCCAAGGTTCCGGAGGCAGCCTCGCCATCTATGATAATTTCATACGCGTGGGCGGGAGTAATGGATATGTCATGTTCGGCAACGATGTGATACCCGGTTCCGCCGGCGGTGCATTCACGGCTACAGGACGTATCGTGAACAATCATCCGAACACGTATGGCAACTATGGTTTAGACCAAGCCAACTATGGCCTGTTCATTGACGTGTCCGGCGGCACGAAGAACTACGGAATCAGCAGTAACGCCGCGTTGATGGCTCCCGCCTTTATCAACACGAAGGCCAACATCCTTACTTTCGGCAGCAGCAGTTATTCCGTGGACTTCTCGCAGCACAACATCATCCTGATGTATTACAACAAATCGGGCTACAGCGGTACGGAAGTTACACTTCCGACGGAGGCTTCGATAGCCGGCAAATTCGGATTGAGCGCACTTCCCGATGACTTCGCGACGATGGTGACTTTCCGTGTCCGCACGGGGTCACTGCCGATAACCCTGAAAGGCATTTATGACCATAACGAGAATCTTACGGACTACAAGATGGCTGCCGGTGATTCAGTGATAGTCCTGATAACCAAGATAGACGGATTCCGCTACCAGATATTGAACCATTCAAGCTAAATAAATATGAAGAAGTTGAATTTCAAAGAACTCAGCATCCCAACCGGGATAAGCAGGAAGTCGCATCAGATTGTCGATGCGCGAGAGCCCTTCGCCGATTTGCTTTATACGCGAATCAGCGGCATCAAGTCCCTCCATCTTGCATTGAAGATTTACGAAAGCGACGGGGAGGCGGAATACAGTGACGAGGAAACGGAACTCATACGCCGGGCGGTGGAGAACTACTGCCTGCCCAACGTGATAGACGCTTTCTCGGCCATGCTTGACAGACAGGAACCCGATAAAAACGAATGATTATGGCACTGACAGAAACCGAAAAGACCGCCTTGGTAAATGAGGTTCTTAACCGTATCAAGGCCGGGAGCCAGAGCGTGGACGAGCTGGAGACCGTCAGCACGCTCAGTGGCATCACCTCCCTTCCCGCCATGCGCGGCACAGATGTGGTAAGCGCACCCTTGACCCTGCTGAGCAAACCTGCGGATGACGCCGCCAAGACAGCTAACGCCGCCGCCACGGCAGCCTCGAAAGCCGCGACCTTGGCTGAAGGTGCGGCAGAAACGGCGAATGAGAATGCCGGACTTGCACAGACTGCCGCCGATGACGCCAATGAAGCGGCAGCGGCGGCCAACCTTGCCGCGTCCAGCTATGAGGGAACGTCCCTTGCCGCACTGAAGGGCGCGACTGCCCGTTTCGAAGCCATTGTGGAGAGCGGCACGGTAAAACAGCAATCCACCGTGGAGGCTGGCGGCCGGGTGGTGTGGCTGCGCAGCGCGAAGAACTTTGTCTATGAAGTCGGCGGCAGCTATTACAACAACTGGAGCGTGGAGGGCGTGCCTTCCGCCTCTCTGTACCACGGCAACGGCTTCTCGCTGCTGAAGGACAAGTCATATATCTGTGGCGACACGCTGTATGTGTGGAGCGACGAGGAGGGTGACCTTGTTGCGGCGAGCGGTGGCAGCGGCACAGGGAGCGGTTTTTACAACGTGACGCAGCTGCATCCGCTCACTTCCGGGTATTATACCAAGGCGACCGCCGTCGCCGCCCTCTCCGGTGCGGACATCGATGACGAAGCCAAGCCCGGCATGGTCATCACTTTCGAAGCGGGCGCGGGCAAATGGCTCGACTACCGTTTCGAGGGCACGGACATATCCTCATTCCTCACCCCTTCCGCCTGGAACCGGTATGGCGGCGGTGATGCGGTCAAGAAGATAAAAGTGACGAAGGGCACGGCCACAAGCGAGCTGTCCCCGGACGGGGAGGGTACCGTGAACCTTGACATCCCCGTCATGGAGATTGACGAGACGTTGGACGGGAACAGCACAAACCCCGTCGAGAACAAGGCCGTGGCAGCAGAATTTAAGAAGTTGGGCGGCAAGTACGGCGCGGCATTGCAACTGAACGAGATCGGCGCGGGTGACGAGAAAGCCTACTCCCTGTCCCTCCTGGACGAGAACGGCGAGGTGCTGAGCACGAGCGACCAGTTCACGGGCGGCGGTGGCGGCAGCGTGTCGGCCAACAAGATCGTGCTGACCCGCGTGACGGCCAACCCGACTGTCAAACTTGGCGATACCGTCAGGCTGGTATATACCTACGACCATGTGGACACCTCCACGGGCGAGAGCACGGGCAACCCCGCCAAGGCACTGGTGACGATAAGCCGTGGCGCGAACAGCAGCACGCTGGAATCGGCCCTGTCAGCCGGCAGCAGCAACAGCGTGGACGTGACCAAGTACCTCGGTACCGGCACGAACACCGTGCGTGTCCGCGTGACGGTCGGGGAAGGCAGCGAGCTGCAGGTGTCCCAAATCACGTGGACCGTGACGGTGGTACAGCTTGTGCTGAGCAGCTCGTTCAACGTGGCTGCGGTGGTGAACCGCGGCGACACGGTCAGCGTCCCCTTCGCCCTGACCGGCAGCGGGGAGAAGACGCTACGGTGTTACGTGGACGGTGTGGACACAGAAGACCGCACCATCGGCACGAGCACCGCCAACGGCTCGTTTTCCGTCAAGACTACCGGCATGGCGCACGGCTCCCACTCCGTGCAGCTGGTGGCGGAACTGGAGCAGGGCACCGGCACCATCAAGAGCAACAGCATCTATTTCGACATCGCGGTGAGGGAAAGCGGCGACGCCACCCCCGTGTTCGCCGCCCGGTTCGACTACCCCGACGGCACGGTAGTGGCCAAGGGGAGCAGGCCGTACATCCCCGTGAAGCAATACGACAACTACACGCTTGTCTATGCCGCCTACAACCCACGGGAGACCCCCACTGCGGTCAAGGTGTACGAAGGCGGCACCCTCATCTCATCCGCGAGCGTGGCCTTCACGCGTACCGAGTTGCAGAACCGTGCCATGTCCCCCGGTACCATTGCCTGCCGTATGGAATGCGGCATGGCCACATACACCTATTCACTGCACGCGGAAAAAAGCGACCTTGCCATCACCGACCCGACCGACGGCCTCACGCTGAAACTTTCGGCCACCGGGCGCAGCAACAGCGACGTGAACCGTGAGGAATGGTCCTACAACGGCATCCGAACCCTGTTCGAAGGCTTCAAGTGGGGCGGTGACGGCTGGACAGGCGGCGCGTTGCGCCTTACCGGTGACGCCCGTGCCACGGTGCAGTTCCGCCCGTTGGCCATGCCGGGGCAGAACGCCACGAACGCGATGGCCTTCTCCGTCCGTTTCAAGGTGGAGAACGTGACCGATGACGACACGGAAATCATCCGTTGCGTTGACGGCAGCGGCACCGGCTTCGTCATCACGGCCCAGGAAGCCCGTATGGTGTCGAGGGGCGGCAGCACGGTCACGACCAAGTTCGCCACCGGCGAGGTGTACAACATCGGTTTCGTCGCCTATCCGAAATCCGGTACCCAGAGCACGCCCGACGAGAAACTGAACGACTCCATGCTGTACCTGTACGTAAACGGCATCCTGTCCGGTGCGGTGCAGCGCGGTTCCGGCGACAGCATTTACCAGGCCACCCCGCAATACATTGAGATGGGTAGCGGGGACTGCACGCTTGACGTGTATTCCATGCGCGCCTACGACACCTACCTGACCGACTCGCAGATGCTCGACGCCTACATGCTTGACCTCGGCGGCGCGGACGAACTGATAGGGAAATACAGTGAGAACGACGTGCTTGACCAGAACGGTGAGATTACGGTGGACTCGCTTCCTGCCGGTCTTCCTTATATCGTCATTACCGGGCAGCAGGCCAATGGTGTCGCCACCGTGCTTCAGGCCGCCGTAAATAACAACAAGAAGACCAAGTACGACATTGAAGAGGCGTTGTACGTGGACAAGTCCGACCCGTCGCAGAATTTCCGCCTCGTCGGCGGCTGCATCAGCCTGCAAGGGACAAGCTCCCTGGCGTACCCGACCAAGAACTACCGCCTGTACCTCAAGGACAGCAGCAAGGTCGCCGGGCAACTCTACCTCGGCTGCGACGCCCAGGGCGTGGGCGGTACCTTGCAGCCCGCCGCCAAATACTCATTCCGAAAGGGCGGCGGCGACCAGAAACAGGCCACACCCGTGGACTGCTGGTGCTTCAAGGCCGACTACGCCGAATCCTCCTCCAGCCATAATACAGGTATGGCCAAGATGGTGCAGCGCGTGCTTTCAGCTGCAGGCGAACTTACTCCAGTGCAGCGTCATGTGTCTGCCGGCTACCCCTACGACGTGCGTACCACGGTTGATGGTTTCCCCTGTATGCTGTTCTACCGTGGCACGACTGATGACACCCCGCAGTTCCTCGGCAAGTTCAACTTCAACAACGACAAGAGCACGGAAGCCGTGTTTGGTTTCCTTGACATCCCCGGCTACCACGACCAGCCGTGGGTGTCCGAGAAGTTCGGCGGTCAGAACCCCACGGAATGCTGGGAGTTCCTGAACAACGACTATGCGATGGGCATGTTCCTGGACGACGACTTCGACGCGCTGGACGATGACGGCACGCCCCACTGGCTGAAAGTGTTCGAGGCCCGGTTCCCGGACGATGACGGCCTGAACGCCCAGTATGAGGCCGGCACGAAGAAACCTGCCTATCTGGAACGCCTGGTGAAATGGGTCAGGAGCACCGACACGACAGCCGCCGGCCTGACGGCCGCCGAGAAGACGGCACGGGCGGCGAAGTTCAAGTCCGAGCTTTCGGATTACTTCGATGTGGATTACCTGTGCGACTACTATGCCTTCACGGATGTTTTCGGTTGCGTTGACCAGCGCGTGAAAAACATGATGATGGCGTTCTGGTACGACCCGGACAAGGGCAAGATGCTCGCCTACATGATTTTCTACGACAACGACACCATCCTCGGCGTGCGCAATGACGGCCGTTTGAAATACGGCTGGGACATTGACGAGGAGACCACCGACCCGGAACTGAGCACGAGCACGAAAACCGTGTACGCCTATGCCGGGCATGATTCCGTCCTGTGGAAGAACCTGCGCGACCAGTTCGCCGACGAACTCGGCATTGCCTACCGCCGCCTGCGTGCGCGTATGACCAACGAGTACATCTTCCAGATATTCGATGACGAGCAGAGCGCGAAGTTCTGCGAGCGCATCTACAACATTGACGCGCAGAAGAAGTATGTCAGCCCCAAGACCGAGGGCGTGGAAGTGAGCCAGAACGGGACGGTGAGTACTGTCACCTATTCCTATCTGGAAGCCATGCAAGGCTCCCGCAAGGCGCACCGCCATTGGTGGCTTACGAACCGCCTCTCCCTGTTCGACGCGAGATACCAGACCGGGCAGTACACGCTGACCGACCTGACGTTCAAGGGCAACAGTGCCGCCGGTGCGACCATCCGCGCCTGGGCGTCGAGGGACTTCTACTTCGCCTTCGTCCGTGAGGCCGCCACGCTCGTCCATTCCCCCGTGTCGGAGGGCGTGGGATGGAGCTATACCTACGGCCAGACCGCCAACGTGGGCACCATCTTCCATTTCTACGGCGGCGAATATGCCCGCAAGATAGACCTGTCCTCATGGGGCGGCTTTACCGACCTGAACCTGCCGAAACTGCCCCGTCTGGAAGAACTCGTACTGGGACGTACCGGCAGCACGTACACGCTGACCGAGATAGCCATCGGTGACAAGCTGCCGATGCTGAAGAGCCTTGATGTGCGTAACTACACGATGCTTCCCGGCCTTGACCTGTCCCAGTGCACCCGTCTGGAGATTGTGATAGCCAGCGGCTGCTCCTCCCTCTCCACCATCGCCTTCGCCGAGGGTTGTCCCCTGTACTCGCTGGTCTTGCCTGACAATTACCAGACCCTCTCGCTGCTTTACTTGCCGAAGATAAAGCGCAGCGGTATCACGTTCAGCAATATCCGCAACCTGACCGGTCTGCGTGTGGAAGGGTGCGTCGGCCTGGACGGCTTTGCCCTGTTCAGGGAAATCCTCGGCATGAGCGGCAACAAGCTGAAGTATGTCCGCCTGACCGGACTGGAGCTTGAAGGCGACGGCAGCGACCTGAAGCAATGGTACGATGCGGGACTGGGTGGCATAGACTCGGAAGGCAACACCGTGACAGGGCGTTGCAAGCTGTGCGGGTCGTACAAACTGACAAAATACCTTGACGAGGCTACCTACGATAACTATACTGCGCGTTTCGATGAACTGAACATCCGGCAGCCGGAATACACGTTGCTTGAGTTCGATGATGAGGTGCAGGATGACGCTAACGTGAGCAACGAGGACAACCATACAGGGTACAAGTACGGGAACACCTACGTGCCGAGCGCGCACATCACGGCCATCCTCAGCCAAAGGCACCGGGTGCTTGCCAAAGTGACGAAGAAGGCCACCACCCGCAACGTGAACATCGCGGGCGTGGACACGACCATGAACAACTTGGACGGGGAGATGACCTATTACCCACTGGACGATACGGACAGCAACAAGTACGCTGACGGCAGTGCGGCCAAGTTAGACGGAACGGAAGGCGACTGGATGATGTACGAGCCGTTCTTCTGGAGCAAGGGCATCAATGACTATCTCAACGGCAAGCACTACAGTTGCTACAGTTCCCGTGGCAAGGACGAGATGCCGGAGGCACCAGAAGCCACCGTCTTGACGCTTGACGACCTGAAAGGCACGAGTGGCGGCTACCTCAGCGGAAGGAAGATCATGACCGGCAAGACGACGCTGGGTGAGAGCTACAGTACGGACAGCACATATTCCGTCTGCAAGGTGGCGGTGTTCGGTTACAAGCGGGTGCGCTTTCCAAGTGTTCCCGGCACTAACCTTGTCGGCAGTGTGTTCACGGACGATTCCGGCACAGTCATCAGTTCGGTAGTCGTTCCGACCTTGAGCAACAAGTTTGAGGCCGGCATGTACCTGATAGCGGATGTTCCGGCGAACGCCACCGCGCTGCATTTTTCTGTTCTTAACACGGCAGAGTTCGATGTGGTGGTTCTTTCCAACAGTGATAAAATTGAAGACATGGAACCTGATTGGGTTGCTAACGACGAGCACCTGTGTGCGGTTGTAGGCAGTTCCGTAGTCGGTTCCAAACTGCGTGCCTGTATCACCGGCGGCAGTACCACCGCAAGCATGAGTTGGACAGATTTCCATTATTATTCGGTACAGCGCGGCATGCAGCAGATAGACGCTCTGATGCACTCCCATATCGCCAACCTGTTTTATGCGAAGTATGGCCGTCGTGACAGCCAGGAACAGTGCGGTGCGGGTTCCCATACGAACAACCGTACCACCGGAGGCACCGCCGGTCGCGGCATGACCGACACGATAGGCTACGAGGAAGCCCATGCCGTCAATCCCAATATCACGAACAGCCTTGTTGACAACCTCGTTCACCAGTATGCCTGGTACCTTAGTGAGGACGGTTTAACGGTGATGCAAGTAAACAACATCTGCTGTCTTGGCTACGAGGACATTTTCGGCCACAAGTACGATATGATGGACGGAGTGGATTTGCCTAATGATGCGGGCAATGCTGGGAAATGGCGCATCTGGATGCCCGACGGCAGCACAAGGTGGGTAAAAGGCAAGACCGCAAGCGACCAATGGATAACCGCTGTTGCTCATGGCAAGCACATGGATGTAATTCCTGTAGGCAGCGTGAATGGCTCATCGAGTACATACTATTGCGACAAATACTGGATAAGTACCTCCGTAGTCCGTGTGGTCTATCGTGGCCACAACAGCGCGAACCCGTATGGCGGTGTTTCGATGTCGTATGCGAGCTACGATTCCTCGTATACGTACACGAACATCGGTTCTCGTCTGGCCTTCCG